TTATAAGAATCTTCCATAAGGTGAAGTGTTGATACCTTTGGCGTTTAATTTACCGGCTTTCATCCAACGGCGCTCACCAGATGAAGCTGAAAGCCATGAGATCCATACGAATCCCTCACGTCTTACATATCCGTCATAATGTACGGACATACCAGAAGCGTAGATCAACCCAGTATCCACGCCCTTCTCAGTAGGCGCCTTGCGAATCTTAAGATTGCAGTTTGGATAGAAAGTAGCGTTTTCCTTTACAAAGTCAGAAGGTATACTGTTCAACACTGTAAGAGTGCTGGACGCAGTCCCTCCAGGAATATGCGGATCTGAGTCAATACCGGCATCGTTTGTCCATCCAGTACCATTATTCAATAAATAAGGGTGCTCGGCTCCGGCAATAACTCTTGTGATTGTTCCGCTCCAGTCACCTGTATATTTTTTACCGCCTTGCGACTGTGTCCAAAGCGTATTTGTGCATACCTTGGTACCGACTCCATATTTACAAGTTGGTTTTGGTGTAGCAGACGTAGTCTGTACATTCGCACTGGATCCATCCAGTTTAGCATTGACTTCTTTAGCCAACTGAGGCATGCGAGCTTCAAGCCATGCACCAGGGCAGGCAGTAGCGGCATACATCTTATGCATTGTAAGGGATCCAGAACTTGTGCCTGTGTAATTCAATCTAAAGCCATAGCGTTTGCAGATATCTACACAAAGGTTTACTAAGGCATTCCATGTAGCCTGAGTCATTTCTCCAGTCGCGTTATTAATATTTCCGCACTCGATCGTAATAGCCTGAGAGTCGTTCCACCAGGACGAACTTGTCCATGCAGCATTCTCTTCGTCTACTGAGCAGGCAATGTCTCCATTGATACCAATACAGTAGTTTGAGGATGCCTGACGTTGATTTCTAGCAAAGTAGTCAGCGCATTGTCTTCCACTCCATGCAGCAGCCATATAGTGTGGCGTGATTTTACAGATTTTATTTCCAAAACGACCGGTATAGTGCTGCGTAGTTCGGTTGCAGTAAGTAGCTAATCTTGAATAGGACATACTTGATCAGCTCCTTCTTCTAAGCCGTTGGAAAGTTCTTCTTGAGTTTCTTTCGGTAAATCTTCAAATTTGATTTCATTTTCTTCCATGATTCTGTCCTCCTAATTTTTCTCGACTAAAAAGTCCTGGATTTCTTTTCGTGTAGCCTTTAGGCTTTCTTTATCATCTTCCGATAACATTCCATCGAGGATGGCCATGTTCGCCTTTAGCATCAGATCGCCTCGCTTCTTGTCCTCTTCCAGCCGACCATCATGGTCTGATAGAATGCGAGTATGCTCTTCTAATTTGCGATTGATACCTTCCTGATTCAGTGTTATCTTCTCAAGCGAATTCAATCGCTCGTTATCACGGTGCAATAATTCTGTATGTCTCTTCACTGTTTCCTTAAGATCATCGCTCGGCTTTTTTAACTCCTTGATAATCTTAACAGTGGCCCAGACAAGACCAATAAAAGTAAGACACCAGACAATCTGTTCACTAGTAATCACAAAGTTCATTACCAGCGTCCTCACTAATTTTCTTTCGTTTCTTCATCTTCAGTATAAGGTGTCTCTACTTCAGGAAGTCCGGCTAAGGATGTAAGAATAGATAAGATACCGGCTAAGATAGTACTAGACACAGCCACTTTGATATCTACCTGTTCCAACAACTGAGATGTTCCAATCATAGCAATCAATGTTTGACACATAGTTTTCAAGCAACGTGTCAATGCAGCATTCCACCAGTCCGCAGATTTTAAATATTTCATGTTTCTTTCCTCCTCTTCACAAGAAAAAAGAGCCTAACAGTGTAGGCTCCTGACTTATTCAGTCACTAAATCTTCACAGCCACTATCGATCAACAATTCTTTAACTTTGTCTTTCAATAGTCTAGGTACGTCTTTGTATTTCTTTTTACCTAGCATGATCTGTTGTGCCCATAACATAGCCATCATGTCCCTGCCTCCTTTCCCTGAGAATAAATAAATGAGACTCGCTATCATTGATATACCAGCTCACTCATTTCCAGAACACACTGTGTCAGCATGTCATTCTGGTCTTTTAGATCCTGGATCTGTTCTTCCAGTGTCTTTGGTTTTGGATCTTCAGTAACTTTCGGCACATAGTCTAAATACTTCTCGGGATGAGCCTTTAAATCTTCTAGATCCAGGTTTTCTTTCTTTTCACAGAACTCCGCATAATCATAGTAATAAACCGTATGCTTTACATTCTCTTCATTGACAGACTCAGGATAGTTGATTTCCACTTCTTCCTTTACCACTTCATTTAAATAAATGTAAACATAGATATTGTCATCAAACTCCTTGAGTTCTAAGTTCGGTTTCTGCTCGTAAAATCTTATATTCATTTGAAACAACCTTTCTAGCTTTTCTGAACAAAGCATATAAACTGTTACCCTGCATAAATGATAAAGAATCTGAATGTTCCAAAATTCCTTTGAAGCTTAGAAGTCGTTTTGCCAGCTTAAAACTCTTTGGTTTTCTCTTAAATCGAAAGCAGGCTCTTTTTATCTTTTTGAAAGTACCTCTTCTCACTGTGATATGGTCTCGATAGATGCGATATCCCATCATATCAATAAAAGAGTCATCCGTGATCTTAAAGCACCTCCAGGAATCCTTTACAGCAAGTCCCATTTCCTTTAAAGTCTGAATAATTACCTGAGCCGCTAGCATTAGATTTCTTGAATTGGATCCAAGAATCAGGATGTCATCCATATAAAAAAGGGCATGCAACACTAGCATTACCCTTTTAATGGTTCCATCTTTTTTATGTCTTTCTCTGTATAGACGTTCCTTGATCATGTGATATAGATCAGATAGATACAGATTGCCTAGATACTGTGATAAATAGCTTCCTATGCTTAGCCCTTTTTTGAATGTATTTATCAGGGTCTCAACAAGCCATAATAAAGGCTCATTTTTAACATGTTTTCTAAGCCAGGCCATCAGTTTTTCACGTGGTATAGACTCATAGTATTTACGGATATCAAATTTACAGGCGTACTGAACTTCATATTTTCCGTTTACTTTCTTTCTGAGCCATCTTTGAATAGCATAGGCACCGTACAATTGTCCTCGTTTAGGTATACTTGCACATTGATAGGTTCCAATTCTTTTGATCAATTCTTTCAGGCCTTCTACTGCAATATAGTCGTACATTTGTTGCTTGATATCCTGTATTCCTATGGTTCTCATCTTCTGTGATCCTGAGTCATACTTATTCTTGTACCATATTGGTAACAGTTCTAAATTTCTATTTAGCAATTCATTTTGTAAAGCAAGACTGATATTTTCAATATTTCCATACTGTTCAAAAATACGTTTTATATCGTATCTGTCTTTACTTTTGCCTTTAAGGCATTTACATACTGATTTTTGAATTAAATCAATATCTGTAATATCAATGTCCTTACACAATCGTTTCATAATACACCTCCGATTGCTGTATAAATAGGCTTTCTGCTTTATGCCTACTAGCCTATGTTTCTTTAATACAAATTTTACGTCACGAAATTCTCGTCAACGTTAGCCTTTAAAAAGGGCTCCTTCTAGAGGAGCGAAACATGGTTTAGTGTTTAAATATTTGTTTTATGCAATATGCCGCGAGATAGTTCCACCTGGTATTCGAAAGGCCGTTCCTGCAATTCAGGTAAGAGAGACCAGCATTACCGCCATTCCTGAGATTACCGCCCATGGGAACCACCTACCATGAGTCCTATATAATTATTTACTGTGTGAATACAATTCTTTGGCTAAGGGGGGCTCGCCCCCTTAGAATCCCCCGATTGAAACAAAATCAATCGGCCGCGAGAAAGTACCACCAGGCATCCGAAAGGCCGCTCCAGCAACCCAGGCAAGAGAGACCAGCACCACCGCCAACCCCGAGAGCACCGCCCATAAGGTATTCTCTTGATCCGTTAATTTGGGAACCACCAGCATAACATATATCGCCAACTCCCTGCGCTTCTCCTGATCCCTTTGCAGAAGGGTACCATACACCTTCTGAGTGAGCTACATCGCCAATCCAGAAGTCAGCTCCGTTCTTGTCAGGATTTGGAATTGTTCCTACTTTCTTATAGGTATTCTTTATTTTTGTTTCATCTGTAGTGTGATCTATTCCTCTTGGTGCATAGTAAACATCTTTAGAACTGTCTGCATTGAAGAACATTACTGTATCACTGGCTACCTGATAGCCACCTACGTGATATTCAATTCCTTGAATACGATATGGGTGGGCAAAGTCTGTATTTGATACAGGTGAGCCATCGTGATGACCTATTACAGCATCTGTAGTTCCTGCTCTGTAGTGCATACTCGTTAAATACACTGAATTTCCACTTACAGGAGCTGTTGCGAAGGCCTCACAGTCTAAGTAAACACCGTAAGTTGTGTCGTTTATTTTTTCTACCTTTGTTACAAGTACGTCATCTGCGTATGCATGCAATGTGCTTACACTTCTATCTAGATTCGATGCTGCTGCATAACCAACAGATGCATAAGATCCAACTTTCACTTTATCTTTGTCTGCTACACTAACAGGAAAATATTTATGTTTATCTGCAGATTCCACGGATGCCTTTAACTGAATACTGTAGTTCGTACACCCACCAAACACTTTCTGCACATTCTTTTGTGCATGCTTGATAGCCAAGAAGATCTGTGCAAAGGTCATACGGTTTGATCCAGCGCCCCAGTATCCTTTTCCCTTTTTCTGATAATTCGTAATCATATTTGAAAAAGACTGGTCTCTTGCCGGCTTCAAGCCTGGCTGAGATCTCAACAGTCCGTCAGAGGCAATTCCACTAAAGAAACGTGACTGTATAAAGTAAGGCATTACTGTTCCATCTGCGCGCTTCGCCATGCACCATGGTTGTAATCCTAAAGCATGGTTTGGTGAGTCTGAAATCAATAGCTCTGTATAAGCTTCCGTTTCAATCTCTTTGTAATAGAAAGTCATCTGTAGGGATCCACAGTCAACGGATCCAGTCTCCTGATAAGCTCCATCACCTAACATCGCCGTAGGATAGGCAAAGCCGTCATCGTATCTTTTATAGTTGCATTCATACCATTGGAATAGTGGAATGTCTGCATAGTCGTCTTTACTTTCAACAGTATCTGTACTAGGCTGGCAAACAAGTCCAGTGTTATCTCTAGTCTTTTCACAGGCACTGGTTGGATTTGAAGCAAACTTCCAGATCTTCGTTCCGTAGACCTTTCCGGTTCTCATAGACGAGAAAAGTTTGTCAAAGTACTCTGCAGAATATTTTTCATAACCTGGAATCACTGCTTCTAAGGCACTGGCTACACGTTGAAGCGTAGCCTCTGTGGCAATTCTTTTATTCATTTCTGACATAGATATCCTCCTTCATCAACATAAAGACCTAAGCTGTCAAAGGCCTCTAATTTCTGATATATATCTTCCTTGTTTTTAAAATCTGCAAGCGACTTTGCAGCTGCAGTCTCACTAGCCTTGGCCTTGGTAGCGGATGCCGCTGAAGCATCTGCACTATTCTTAGAACTAGCCGCGCTAGTAGCTGAGGCTCCGGCAGAGTTGCTTGCATTCTTAGCTGAGTTAGAAGCAGAAGTTGCCGAGTTCGCTGCGTTAGTGGCTGAAGTACTTGCTCCTTTTGCAGAACTACTAGCAGAAGAAGCGGAAGCAGAAGCCGCACTTGCGCTAGATTTAGCTTGATCAGCAGACATCTTAGCAGCTTTCTCACTGTTAGCAGATGCCGTTACTGCTTCATTTATCTTTAACAAAAGATTTGTGATAGTCTCATCTGTTTGTTCGTCTACGTGAGTTTCATCAGGTTCAATTCCTTCTGGAACTGTATGTGTTGATCGTACTGTATTCCAGTCTGTCTTTTTAAAGCCACTTACTTCATTCTTTGAACGTACACAGACTAGGAAATTGACATCACCTGCATACAGGAACACTTTTGAGGACGGCTTCCAGTCGAAGTAACAATAACCATCCTGTACCTTTTTATTAAGTGCTATATCGTATCCTTTTTCCTGATTTGCGTTTAAATAGTTGATTTGGATTTCCTGTTCGCTTAGCTTAATAGCGTCCGTGACATTGTCAACAAATTTAAAATGAATCAATCTAGAATCCTGATCGCCACTGACACCTAGAAAAAAGTTTTCATTTGGAAATATCAACTTACGTGTATCTGGATCTACCGTTACAAAACCTTCGTCTTCATTTTCAAGCGACTGTGTACTTAGATTTTCATTTAGAGTTAACTCCATCGCTAGCTCCTTTCTTTAATTTTTAAAGCATTACGAGAAGAAAAGATGATATCACCACTTCTTTCAATCTGGATCTTGTAGTCATAGATTCCAGGCAACAGATAATCTGTATTGAATTGAATGCACATATCTACCAGTGCAAAGGACAATATTTTCTTCTCGTTTCTTTCTAACATAAAAAGAACTCTTTCATCCTTGGAAGGGATAAACAGAGTTCCATCGTTATTTTTTATGATAAGAGCCTCATTAAAGGCTTCTCCCTGTACAATTTCTTTGATTTGCATAAAGCCTCCTAATCAATACGCTTATAGGCATATACGGTTTCACTAAACATATTTGTTGATCCTATTAATTGCCAAGAACCAGCTAAAGAATACGGAGGAAACCATACAGCTATATCATTTGTATTCGTTGTTAATATCACTGTACCGATAGGATATATCTCATCCCATATTTCTTTATCATAGAACTGTCCGTTGGAATAAATGTTATTGGTGAAATTTACAATACCACTAAATTCAACGTCCATGTGTACATCTATTTGTTCATCTTTATTTGTGCATGGACCACCAAAAGATAAGGAGTGCCCATTTGCCCCAAACTCAATCAGGGCGTATGAAACAGGAACTTCGATTTCCCGTGTATACGTAGTAAAATAATCCGAAATAATCAGCCTGAATTTAAAGCTTTTGTTCTTGTCATACACTACAGCAGGAATATATTTGGCACAATTTGTGTATGGATCTGACGCGGTTACATCGTATGAACCTTTTTCGTAATCTGAATAATCAATCAATCTTTTCCATGATTTACTTGATTCCTCATATTGCTGGATTTCAAAAGAGGCTGTGTTTTTATTGTTTACAGGCGAAACCTTGTAAGCAAATTTAAATAGCACGTTTTCTCCATCATCTGTCAGTTCCAGCGCTTCGTTCGCTCGATAGGCTTTACAACCAAGTAGATCCGGACTCGAATATGGATATATCTGAACAGCTTTAGTTGCTGTAGCACTACGCCCTCTTGAATCTTGAACAGTAATATCTACTGTCAATTTGCCTGAAACGTCAATTATTCCAGTGCTTACACTCGTTCCTTGATAGGTGTTTCCATTAAACAATATAGAACAGGAACTAATGGAAGATCCTGACACTCCTGAGCAATCCGTCTTGATTTTTAACGCAGACTTATGCTGCACAAAACATTTAAATTTGTCAGCTAACCCCGCCGTAATTTCAGTTATTGAAACGTCCGATATACTAGGCACATAGCTATCTGGTATAACCGCGGTTAAGCCAACACTCTTATCACCACCGACTTGGGTATTGCCGTTGTATGTCTTACAGACAATATAAACAGTTCCTTCAGTACTAGTGGCAATGGATTCTGCTAAACTAGTAGGTAAAGTCCATATGGTTGTAGACTTTCCCTTTACAAAATCATCTATATGTACTAGATCCTTATTGTTTAGACTGTAATACAGCTTATGTGAAAAATCAGAGCTATATGGCTCCATAGTGATTGAAACATTTTCGCCTATGTTTACTCTAGATTTAGAAAGTGTAGGTATGGTTTCTCCACGTGTACCATATGCAAAGCTTGCCGATTGCACAGATGACTGTCGGCCTGAATTTCCATCGTTGAAATACATGTATACACTTATATTCAGATTACCAGCACCATCATCAACGTTAACCTTAAACGAGCTACCTGAAACGTAATACCAGGTTCCAGCGTTGTGTGTGCTAGCGCCAAAGGTAGCCGAGTATCTTGATGATCCATCAACAGTTATATAGCAGTCAACAGCAGCATAAGCACCACCAGGAGAGCGGTAACTCCAATAAGGAGTAACTGTAGCGTAGGTATCACCATGATTACGAGTTACAGTAATCTTACACCAACCTTGATTGGAAACAGTCCAGCCACTTCCATATGTATTCCATACAGGTATATTTATTTCTTTAACTGTACTTGACATTAGTTACCACTCACTTTCTTAAAATCAAGAGAACCGTTAGGCCTTGGACTGAATTCAAAATTGCCAATACGCAAAGTGCTATTAAATTGGCCATCATTTACATACAACTTATTATTTGAGAAATAAGCTACCTCGGCACCTCCCTGAACAAATGATAGTCTGTCATTCTTTTCAATCAATTGAATAGGGTTGCCTTCGACTCCAATGTAAATATTTCCATCGATAAATCGAATATATTTATGAATCTCATTAAAAGATGCAATATTCTGCTCTTTTGATGCCTCAAAGTCCGTTTTAAAGTTCGTAAACTCAACGTTGACCGAATTTTTTGTCTGTTCTATCTTAGTTGAGATTTCACCAAACTGAGAGTCTAGGTTTTCTTTATCGTAATACTTCTCTGATACTTCCGTACGGATAGCGTCTTTAGCTGTACTGATTTGATTATCTGTAACTTTAACTGCGTTATCAATACATGCAAGTGCATCTGCATACACTTTTTTAGATGCCTCATAATCGCTGGATAACTGTACAAGACCATAGCTAAAAGAAAGATTGACAAAAAGTGTACAGTCTACATAGTAAAGGTTGTCCGCGTTTCCTAAAGTGTACTCAGGCTCGGTGCGACTCCATACAGTATCTGATGGAGGATATGATGTTGGCACATCTGGTTTATCCGAGCCTAAATGATAAAAGCGATAGATTCCTTGGATATCCGTAACGGAAGCTAAAGATATCGTATCACTGCCAAGTATTTCATTTTTAGCGTTAATAACCTGTACTGAGTAATTTGTATTCAATACTGAATCTGATTCTGAAACGCTTAAAATTAGATCTGATCCAGTCTGCCGAGTGTCATTTTTAAACCACTGAATAGTTCCCAGATTCTTTACTTCAGAGCTTGTCAGCTTTTTAGAGCCTCTTCTGACTTCAAGAGTCAAAGTTGTCTTTATGGACTTGTTCTTGAAAATCTGACCCTGCGAAGATAGCAGTTTAAAACTTAAAGCAGCTTCTCCTGCAGCCCCATCTTTTCCGTCCTTACCGTTCGTTCCATTTGTTCCGTTGGTACCGTTATGAGAAACAGAATAGGTTTCTGTACTGGATCCATCACTATAGAAGACCTGAGTACAGACCCATAAATACTTTCCTAAAGGCACAACAGGAAAGTCAGTCTGCCATCCTGTTGTAGGCTTATCCTGCGCCGTATCTGTGACTGCATACGTGACAATCGTTTTCTTGATATAGACGCTAGTACCATTCTGTACTTTGGTTACTGTCAGCTCATAGCTAGCTTTCACTACGCCCTTGTCGTTAACGGCTTCAACATGGTATGTCAAACTTGGATTCAAGTTTGATTTCTCAACGTTGATTGAGTTAGCCGTTGATACAAGTTCTCCATCCAGGTACCAGTTTATAGTGAACTGATTCGTGATATCTTTGCCGTTATCTTTTACAAGAGCTACAAGAACCGTACGTTCTGCATCTTCATTTAAAACAGTGCCATTTGAACTACTGACAACTAACTGATATGTTTTGTTCTGTTCAATCAGTCGATTCATTTCGTCAATCAATTCATTTGAAATTCCTGAAGCCACTTCTGTGAAATTATCAAAAGTTGTCTTGCATCTGTCTCTATCGGTAAAACTGATCTCCTGCTCTACGATTCGAGCCTGCAGATACATAGTTGGAACGTATTCAGTATCCTCAATAGTAAATGTATCTCCTATATTTGCATCAATGTAGGCATCTACATCATATGTGACAATAGGGTTAACGTGCTTCTTTAGCTCAGCTAGTGCCTGGCCATATAAAGTATTCACATTCTTTGTTTCATAGGACCATATCTCTACGGCATACATGTCATTGCTGTGATCCGTTAAAAGAGTCGATGGAAACCGGTCCCTAGCCTGAGGTGCTAGAAGATTATTACCACTGACCATGTACTCAACATTGCCATTTGCATCGTATTCTTTTTTTCCATTTAATGATGTTAACTGCAACCCATCTGTACCAGTTGGCCGAATACCTGTATAAAGCTCAGTGATATCACTGGTCTTTACAATTGAATGGATGTCATTAGGATATCTTAAAATAGTTCCTGTACGATTTGATCCAAGGCCTTGATACGAATCTGAATGTTTACGATAAACGTTCAGAGTTACGCCCTTTAATGAATAGTCATCGTTCAATTCTGTAATGAACTCAAGTTCTGCATCAAAAACATTGGCCAATGAATAGAGGCGGCTCAAAACAGTGGCCGTACCCTCCCAATCATGACTAATTGACTTGTTAGACACCTCATTGATCCGAACTGTAAAGGAGCGCTCAAAGCCCCAGGCCTTAATATACTCAACAAAGCTCATAGCCCTTGGCGACTTATAGGCATCGATCTGTTCGTTTGTTAGTTCTAAGCTAAGTCCATATGCTTCGACAATTACAGTCTTTCTTGATTTTTCAACATTCATAATCGTCAAGTGATACCCTTTATCCTTGTATTTGAAAGACAACTTATTTCCTTCAACAAGATATTTGGCATCTTCATGCGCTGTGAGCGTCTTAAAGCCAAAAGTATATGCAGATCCACTTAAATATGTATGTAACGTATCACTCCAGTATGGCATCGCCTTATCAACATCATTATCCAAATGTGCAAGAACTGTACCGTAGGGATCCAATACTGCGATTCTGACTTTTTGTAATACCGTCATAACCAGGCCTCCCGAATACGAACAGTCACATCAGGCGGTTTCCTACAAAAATCAGAAACATGAAATTTGATATCTGTTTCTCCTGGAGGAACTTTAAAATACTGAGTTCCTACAACTTCATCACCCGGTCTGTCCATTCCGTTTACGTATATATGCGATGTTTCTCCATCGATATTGATTACTGTGCCTGCTGGATATCTATTAGGAACATCCCTCCATTTGCTGACATGCTGTTTGTAGAAGTTGATCACATTAAAGCCAGCGAAAGTCATAAAATGATTTCCCGCTCGGTTTCCCCACTGCTTAACAGCAACCTGTATCTTCGCGCATTTCATATCTGCAATTTCTGGGATCGTGTAGTTATAATAACCACCCCAGTAGAAGAAACGTATATTCGCGCCTTCCTTTAAGATGTCACAATGTCCCCAATCCCAGTACCAAGGATTCTGGGTATGTAGGTGAGACGTTGTATAGCTCCAGTTTCTCAGCACCTTGCCATTAGCCCATATTTCATAGTGACCTGTATTTCCAACTGCATCTGTCTTATACCAGTTACATCCACAGATAAGTTTGTTGTCTGCTGTTAAGAAGTTGATACACATCTCTCCTGTTTGGCCCATCAGACCTGCATAGAATAATAGGTGAAAATAACAGTAGAAGTTTTTAGATCCACTAGAGTCTCCGTTTGAGTCTGCTGGCAATACAAGAGTTCTTAGGCCACCATTAGCAGAGCCTTTTTTATTTCCTGTACTACCAAAGCCTAAGAATCTATTGTTAAACCACGTATGAGCAAATAAGGCGCCATTTGCGCCATATTGTGGATGCATAACATCTGTACCATTTGTATCATCCTTACAGTTAAAAAAGCTGTCTAAGGAAGCAAGGTGTTCATTCTGTTTATAGGTTTCCCCATCCAATTCTTCGATTTTACCGTATTGCATGACACCTTCAGCTGATACTATTCCAATGTACCCTGTTTCTGCAGTACAGTTAATCTGATAGTCAACAATTGCAGGTAAAGTTCCTTCATTCTTTACAGTCACTGCGCCGGAGGACGTTGTAAACTCCTTTAGTGCTGTACTGTATTTTCTTGGATCTGAACAATAAATTTCAATTTCTCCAATGACACAATTAGAGCCAGCGTCAACTTCTGTGTTTGATAGTTTGGTACCTATAAAGTACTTGTCTAATTCGTCATTGAAAATTATCTGAACCTGTTCTTTATTGAGTAAAGAGTTCAGCTTGTTATAAGCCTGTCTGTAGTCATAATTGCTATCTGCTTGTAGCAGGTACTTTACTGTTATGGTTCTAGGCTTAAGTCTTTTAGAGTTATATATAGTTCCATCCATTCCATCAACATCGGTCTCAAGAACTTCAGATCCTAACAGCTCTCTACCACTCACTGAGAGTGTTCGATAGCCTTTTATTTCGTTTTCAATAAAAACACCATCATAGCACATTGCCTCGGCCGGCAAATCTACACCGGCCTGAGGTTTTGTGTCTATTGTGTCCACAAAGTTATAGAGCATTATTTAACACCTCTCAATGTTTTATTAAATTTCTGTGATCTAGCAAGTTCTGCCTGGTCATACTTAGCAGTTGCTCTCGCCATTTCACGACCATCTATTTCTAAAGGCACCTCAATGATGTATTCACCGCTCATTGAGTACGTATAGTCACTATTCAAAGATGTCGTCATTCCTGAATAAGATAAGTTAGGTTGCAGCATGTTTGGCATATACAAGATGTCTGAAGCAACTTCTTTGACTTTTGCCTTCATAGCCTTCATACCATTGACTAAACCTTGGGCCCACCATATACCATTCTTATACTGAACTTTAGAAGGTGATCCAATCTTAGCCTTGGCCTGAATTGCCGCATCTGCGGCAGCTGCCAAACTAGCGGCCGCCGCTCTGACTGAACCTTCGCTTGCTCTTAAGCCGTTTGCAAGTCCTTGGCCAATCATCTGACCACAATATTGTGCTCTTGACTGACACGCATTGAATGCACTAATAATGTTATTGCATGACGATCTTGCAACAGACACGCCCCTTGATAAGCTTCCTTTAAGTCCTGATGTAAACTTAGTACCCATTGCAGTTCCTGAAGTCGAAGCCCTAGCTTCAGCTGCAGACATTGCACTGATAATACTATTCAATGAGCTCGTCACCGTAGCCGACGTACTGGCAAATGTAGTACCTACCATACTGATAGCCGTTACAAGGGCCATCATCTGAGTACCAGCACTACCTATGCCTACAGAAGCTGCAGATATAGCACCTATACCGGCTGCAACTGCCGCTAAGCTAGCTCCCATATCCAATAGATTTAATCCTGTAATAATCTGAATGCCTTTAGCTAATTCCTTGAACCCTTTACCTGCATTCAAAGCAGCAGTACCAATAGAATCAATAACACCCGATACAGACTGCAGTACACCTGAGACTGCTTCTCCAAAAGCAGTAATAACTCCTGATATTCCATCGAATACCGTTGTAATAATGCTTCCAAATGACTCTATTGTGCTACAGATACCTTCAAAGACTGTCTGAATCACTGGTCCTAACGCAGTCACAACAGTAGCCACACCGTTCAGAATCATCTGCAATCCTTCACCCTGTGAACCGGCTAAAGCAAATGCAGCGCCAACTGCAAGAGCGGCCGCAGCAATACCTAACCATGTTGTTGGCGGAATCATAGCCAAGGCCTCACCAAGTCCTCTGAAGATAGTCGCAATACCGGTACCAATACCTTGTGCTGCTGTTGAAATAGCACTACCTAAGGATGTCACAATACCTGAAATAGCGGTTCCTAGAGTTTCAATTACTAAGGAAATTCCTTGAGTGATACTGTCAAGAATGCCTGAAATAGCCGTACCAATACCTTCAATACTTGTCTTGATCGTATTGCCAACAGATTCAACCACTTTAGCGATGCCTTCATACTTGGCCTTGATCTTGTCAATTCCGCCTGTATTTGGAACACTGCCCCCAGATTCATCTGAATCGTCTTTCTTCTTTTTGAAAAGATTCTTTAATGGATCCAGGCTCTTTGTGCTTGCAGAGTCCTTGATAGCACTTATAAGATTTTTTACATTGCTAACAGCATCTTTAGCATTAGCGCCGGCATTCTTAGCTGCACTTCCAAAGTTCTTCAGATGTGATATTCCGCTTTGTACGGCTTTATATCCTTTAAAAGCCAGGAATAAGCCAGTCACTGCTTTAAGTGCGGTTTGAATCGTTCCTGGATCCAGTGCACTTACAAACTCAGCAATCTTTTTAACAACATCGGCAATATTCTTTACAACTTTACCGAAGGCATTCGCAAGATTTTCGATCACACCACTTTGAGCGCAGGCATCCATTACATGAAGTACTGCGTCCTTAACAGCACTTAAGGCAGATGCACAAGCCTGTATAGCTCCAGTATCTCTGAATTTCTCCCAGGCACCTTTCAAGGCTTTTCCCATGTCAGAGAAAACCTGTTTTACCTGATTACAAGTATTGGTAATTCCATTGATATCGATTAGACTTGAAAACTGACTTGCGATTTCTCCAGCAAAATAAGAAGCTGTACCAACAATTTGACCAAAGATATTTGCAATAGTTTCTAAAAGCATAGAGTTTGCCAAGGCATCCCCTATTTTATTAAAAGCCTGCCCAAATTTATTCAAGGCCTTCTGAGCTTCTTGAATGGCCCCTGTATCTTTGAAGGCATTCATTGCACTTCTTACTTTTGTCTTCATAGTGTTGATTGCACTCATAAAGTCCTGTAGGATAGCAGGCTTAAATGTATAATCGATACCGTCCTTAGTCTCCATAAAGGCTCCTGAAAGACTATATATAGATGATTTAACATTATCCAGGATATCTACAAAGCTTCCAAATCCCTGACTGTCTAGAATGTTATTAAAGGCACTGATGATACGCATTTCAGTGTTCTCTACAGCAGACTTAATGTTTGTAAATCCTGTACGAATTGTTTTAGATGCGCTTAAGGCAGTCTCGGCAAAACCACCTGCTTCTGTATCACACTCAATCAAAGCTGCATTGAACTGATCAAATGTAATCTGACCGTTCTTCATGGCATTGTAAAGCTCAGTTGTATTACCTGAAACAATACCTAGCTTTTTAGCTGTTTTAGTCAAAGCAGGTGCCATAGTCTCCTGAAGAGTTCTCCAGGACTGCATATCAGGCTTGCCAACGGCCAGCATCTGGGAATACTGCTGCTGTGCTCGACTGACATCTTCTGTGGAAGCACTGGATGCCAGCAAGGCATGGTTCAATGCGATAGCCGTATCCGTAGCCTTGCCCATGTTTCCTGTGACAGATGTTAAAGACTGTGCACTCTTAACGATATCCGCTAAAGAAGTAGGCAATCCCTGTACAGAGGCATTTAATTTTGATACAGAAGCTTTGGCAGCATCTGTTGAAAAGCCTAAAGAGTTCATTACTTTTGGATAACTGTGTAATGTATCAAATCTAGTGATGGCTCCATCTAATGAAGTGGTTACTGTGTTCATAGCGACGCTTAAGGCTTTTGTTACACCTATTCCAGCTACAATAGACTTGACTTGAGATCCAAAGGAATTACATACTCCCAGGGCCTTTTTGAACGTGGACGACATGTTTTTATCGGTAGCCGATAGTATGGCTTCAACGCTATAGCTTTCTGCCATATGTGTACCTCCTTATGTTCGTCTAGTTCTCCTTTTCTTCTTTATTTTTCATAAATTCGCTTACGCGTTCCAGTATGGACTTTTTCTTTGTATTCTTTTCACTACATAACCTTTCAAGAGCCGCATCATAATCAAAAAATTTCTGAAAGGTATCAAATACTTCTTTAATCTTATTGCCTGACTTTTTCTTGGCCTGAGCGGTCATATTTAAATAAGCTTGAAGATGTAAATGATAAAGCTGATCTACTTCTGCAAATTCGAGTGCTTTAATCTTCAATCGGTACTCCTTAGGTGTAAGTGCATCAACTTCACTTAAGTCTTTAAAGTTAAAGTAACGAAAGCAGTTAATCGCTATCTGTTCATACTGTTCATTGAAATCAACCTTTTCTATGCTTCCTGAGGTGCTCTGTTCTTCATCGGAATGTACCCTGTCTCCAATAGCATTTTGCTTACGATTGTATGAGATACATTCGCAGTAGATAAAAAATCAAGCACGCTATCTACTAGACTCTCGATATCTTCTACATCAACGATATATTTTTCTAGATCCTCTTTCTTTACTTTTGGCTTTTGTCCGGCATTCATAGCCATTAATACAGTTACAAGAGCTTCCATATCGCCGGCAAGCATAAAGGATACCTGATAGGATAATCCGACATCCTTTTTCACGTTCTCATCAACACTGACTTTTACACCCTTGTTGATTTCTCGTAAAAAAGCAAAGTCCGCGGTAAAGTCATATAAGGTTCCGTTAATTTCAAGTTGTAATGGTTTCATTTTTAAGTCTCCTTTTCTTTAATAAGTAAAAAGGACGTGCTGTGTCAGTACGTCCTCTATGTTTGTGTTAGCTATTTTGCACTTGCTTTAGTTGTATCCTGGAATGCATACTCAATTAAAGCTTTCTGTTCGGCAGTAACTGTTGCATATCCATCCGCACCTTTTCCTTCTACCTGGAATGTCAATTCCAATTGTGCTAAATCATCAGATGCAGATGTTTCAGTCTTTTCAGTCAAATATGCATGATAGTAAGTTGCTTTATACTTATTTCCAGCACCTGAAGTCTCTGGCTCTTTCATGTTGATCTTCCAAAGTTCTACTTTTTTACGATTTTTCAAGGCACTTGTTAAATCATCAATCAAAGTGTCCCCCTTTGATAGAATTGAAGACGCAGTAATTTCGATAGATACACTTCCAGCCTTAGCTACCAAGCCATCCTTAGTTTCTGTAGTATCTGAATCTGCGGACATTGACTCTTCATTTTCTGTTGTAAAGGCTAATCCCTTTGCAGCTTGACTAGATGCTTTTTCTAATAATCGATACATATATACAATATCGCTGCCTTGTACTGTTTCTAATACGGCATCTGCAAAAAGCTGTAAATCAAATTTAAGCATTTCTTGTTCCTCCTGTTATTTCATATTCAAGTTCCAGAAGGCCATGCATTAATGGCTCACTGGTTGTATTGTCAGACAATATACGTTGTTCTATATGCCTGATTCTCCAGCAGTAGTTCTTCGTTTTTTGAATTCTGCGTGATAGGTCCTTGATCTGCTTTAAAAGATCGGATACTGTACCACGTTCTCGACAATTGTTATGCCATAAATGAATAGTTTGGTATACTCTTCCTCGAATCATGGTTTTATTGTCGTAAGAATCAACAAACTGACTGTCTGCTAGATAAACAAAAGGGTAGGCTGTTCCTTCTGGTGGCATAAATCCATCGTAAACACCTACTCCTTTTTCTTTAAATTCTTCTTTTAACTGTACCAGTAAAGTGCTGAACAGTTCCTGTTGTGCATCCATTTATATTCACCTACTTTACTAGTTTCTTGAGATCTCTCTCGAAAATAACTTTCTGGTCGTTATAGGCAGGTCTGACAAAAGGCTGAGCACTCATAAAACGTGTACCATACTCAACATAAGGGCTGTAGTGTGTTCCAGGTCCTGCCTTGTAGGCAAAACCACCATCGATTGACTGACCTCTGATACTTTGCTTAGTAGCACCTGTAGAGTAGCCTCTGTCAAACACAGCATTACGTACCATTTTAGCCTGCATCTCGATGCCATTTTGTTTTACTACAGTCTTGACATCTGAAAGAGTCGCATTCTCTTTAAGTGATTTCTGCAGCCGATCTAGACCTTTTATCTTCACTACGCCCATTACAAAACCTCGGAAAGAATAAAAGTTTCTTTTACTCTTAATTTTCTTCTGTAATCGACTTTGTATCTTCTGGATCCAATGCGAATGAAATCAAAAGAATAGTTATACGAATTCTGAATATGGACTGTTAGAGATCCCTGTCTTAGCTTTCCGTAGATTTGCATGATCATCTCTGATTTTGTGTCCATTACAGAGGCATATACCTTATCTTCTGTAACAGCTTCATTATCATAGTTACCGGTCTCGGCATTGTAGTCACCTCGGACAATATGCTGGAAAAAGATAGGAGTGTCATACCTCATATGAATCTGACCTTTCCTATCTTTTGTTCTTTGTTGGTACTTCTCCAGGCTTCAATATCGTCCTCAAAAGCCTTGAAGTCATTATCCCTAAAGTTCATTGTCTCGCCTTCAACCGCATGACCTGATAGTCCTTCTGAGCCAATACGATTGAATCGTGATACAGATACTTCAGTTACGATATACTCAAGTTCTTCAGGAACCGTCTTAGAGCCTAAGAGAGTTTTAAGACGACTCTGTGTCAGTTCAACAATAGCATCTAACTGCTTATCTTCCTGTCCTTCACGACCTAAAAGGATCTTTACGTTGTCGATTACTGACATGTTCTACTCCTTATTCTGCTTTAACAGTTACTGCAGTAGAACCTTTAGCAGTTGCACAGTATGCAGCATCTGCATCAACTACAGTGATTGTCTGAGCAGCAGTTGCTTTGATTTCAGACTTACCATCCCATGCAGACCATCCACGTACATTTTGACCTAATTCAACTGTTGTTTCTTTAGAATCTAATTTGTATTTATATGAGTGACCCTGTGCTAATTTTCCTGAAACAGTAATCTTAGTCATACCAGCGGCAGTACCTTCTGCAGAGCTAACTGTTAAGCTTCCTAAAGTTGCATCTGAGTTAACGACTGCGATGGCTTTCTTGTTCACTTCTGGAACGTATTCACCGGCTTTACCTGCACCTTGTAATGCTAAACCATCGAAATCTTCTGATTCGATAGTACGGGCAGTGTTGATACCTGTGAAGCATTTACCAATACCTGCAATATATGCTTTGATATATTCATTTTCTGCGAAAAGTTGAGTAGGCACTTCTTCGATATCGAATCCTTTAAAGCGTAATACATCACCATTATCGATATTTACTGATGATTTCTTGCTTGAAGTAGTTAAAGTACAGTCTTGGATGATTGCATATACATCTGGGCATACTTTAGCTTTACGTGTTCCACGAGCGCCGATATCAGTAAAGTATTTATTCAAATCATTGAAAGCTTTGATTACTGAAGCTTCATTCAATGTAGTAATCTTAACTTGTTTTCCTGCATTCTCAGTAATGTAGTCGCCATGCCAAGCGTTAAACAACTCGATTTTTGCGATAGCCTGCAATTCTAATCTGTCATATACTGCACTTTCAACATTGTTATTTACTTTGTGGTAATCAATTCCTTCATGGAATGCCCATTCATGAGTATATGGAACATCTTCATCTACATATGTGATTTCTGTACGTTCTCCAAATCGTGACGAGTTACCTGTACCTTTTCCAAAGGCTACATCTTTATCTTTGTTGTATTTATTGACTACGACTGGAATATCTGAAGTTTTTACTGTAAATGCAGTATCTGACTCTCTAACTCCGTCTAAGGCTTCCAAGTCACCAACAAACATGTCTCTGAAGTATGCTTGCACACCGAATACAGCTTGAATCAATTCTTTAAATTCTAATTCATACCGACGTGCTGCTGTTGATCCATCTGCGAACATCTGTAAATTAAATGGGTTTGCTTTTGCAAATAAAGCTTTGTTCATATTCTTAATCTCCTTATTTCTTGTATTTGTTCAATCGTTTTTGAAACTCTGATAGCTCATTTTTGCCATTGTTAAAAGACTTTGGTGTTTTTCCAATAGCCCTCTCGGCTTCAACGGCTTTTCTGTCGGCTTTGATAACGGCTACAAATTTATCGATACGACTCTTTGTAGTATCTGCATCATCACCAACTACGAAGTCTAGAATGTCTTGTGTAGCAGTGATATTGTGATCAGACTGCAACATATCTGCAGCTTGTCTAGATAGATCTGCGTGTTCCTGAGCTTTTTTCAAACGTTCATTTTCTGCACGCAAATCATCCATTTCTTTAGCTTTCTTCTCTTCTTCGTACTGTCTTTTCTGCTCTTCATTCATTCGAGCTAGCTTTTCAGCTTCAGTTCTAGCATTCTCAATCTGTGTGGCTGCAGCTTCTTCTGCTTCCTTACGAGCTTTGTCCTCTGCACGTTTAACTCTTTTTCGAATGATGTTATCCAATTCTTCCTGGGTGTATGTTTTAGCAGCTTTTTCCGGTTCATCTTTTGATTCAGTTTCTGCTGGATCTGTTTCTTGTGTATCCTCAGCTGCTGGATCCACTTCCGGTTCTGCAAACAATTGCAAGCTGAATGGGTATTTTAAAGCAAAATTTAATGTTTTCATTTTCTTGATCTCCTTCTTTTTAATGAGGTTATGTCCCTCGCCATGTGCTTTTTAAGTCTTCAAAGTTTGGACCTTTAAAACTTTGGCAGTCTACGAGATGCGATATACACCTTGTACTGCCTCGATCGGCCACAAAAAATGCACCGTTGACTACGTACTTCAACGATGCACTCTAATTTCCGATCATAATATCTTTTTTCAATACGCTCCTCATATCTGTGATTACACATCTCTCAGTTCCACGTATTCCGGATACGCTTCTTCTGTGCCTTTGCAGCCTATTCTGAAGAAACTTAGCGCTAGTTCTCCAGCAAGGTCTAATTCTGAGATATACAACGTCTTGCTATCTTCATCAGGCTCATCGTAATATCTGCAAATAGCATCGGATGTTTCGTCGATTGAATTGGCCAATGTCAGGAAAAGGACTGAGATAGCACTGCAGACGATATCTCTTCCTCTTGGAGCGTAACCTGCATGGCCATGCATTTCAATCAGGCAATCACGTTCTGTCTGTTTAATTTTTATATTGATCACATGGTATCACCTGTTTCATTTTGGTATTAGAAAAGGCCACTCGTTTGAGTGACCCAATTTTTTAAAATCCTGGAATAATGTCTTTTACATCCTTCAGGGTTTTCTTTACTTTTTGAAGCATAGAATTTTCAAATAGGTATTCAATACCTTTTGGAGTAATTAAAGCCCTGGTTAAATCTCCCCAGCAAATACCAGCTTTTGTATTTTCTGGATCAATTCCAACAATATAGCCATCTCTTAACAGAGCTGCAATAATGTACTCCCAATATGGCTCTGGTAACGAATATTGAGATGCCGTCAAAAAGGAACGTTCTGGCTTTTCACCTTTTTTCAAGCAATCATACAAGTACTTAAGCACCTGATATACAATTACAAAATAATCATCTCTTGCCATGGTACATCTCCTTTTTCTACAGAATAACACCTAGCAAAGAAGATAGCACAACGTTAAAAGAATCTTTTACAAATTCGGAAGCTTTTTTCATACCACTGTTTTCTTCCAAAAAGATAACACCTTCATAGGTAATCTTGAAAGGTGGATTTGTTTCGACATAGAATTTAACGTCTTTATACTTGTTTTCATATATCTTAAACCCTTTGATGTAGCCGTGGGTTACTAATGTGGAAATAACTTCCAACCAATAGCTTTTAGGAACATCAAACAGTTCCGAGCTATAAGAAAAGTCTTCTAGCCTTGCTTCTTTACCAAGTTTCATACATTCATATAAATACTTTAAAATCTTGTACATCAATACCTGCATATCGTTACTAGCCATTTTTATTACCATATCTTTCTTTACCTAGTTTTCATTCTCTTCAAGATTTTCTGGAATATCAGGCAAATCCGCAAATGACTGATCCGGTGATAATCCCAGCCACAATTTCAATTGTCTTTCTTGTTCTTCTTCAGACCCATCTAACACGTTAGTATTTAGCTTTTCATCCATTCTATCAGTCCTTTCTTAGATGCTTCTTTTAAAGTTTGACTAATTACTTTATCATAGTCAATTTCACCTTTATTAGAAGTATATTTTTTTATATTTCGTCGTACTAGGGTTTTAAATTTACCCTTATCAAAGTTTGCCTTATCTAGTAATTCTATATTACCATTATTTTTTACAATAGTTAATAGCTGAACGTCCTCATTCTCATAGAAAAAAAGCAAGTCATTTATAGAATAACTATTATTTCTTGGATGATTGTGCGCTACATAAGTCTTAGGTGAAATACTTACACTTGAAAAGATCAATTTATCATCAGAACCATATTTTGTTTCTTTTGGCTTAAAGTCAGGAGTCATTTTATACCCTACTTCATTTGATTGGTTGTGAACTCTAGATTCTTCCAATAATCGCTTGTGAATCGCTTGTAATTTTTTAGCCTCTTTTTCAGTAAGTCTAGTAAGCTTCATAAGTGGGACCCTATTTATAGCAGATTCGGTTATTACTGTGATTGGTCCTTTTTTATTTTCATGCAAAGCCTGTTTTTCTTTCCACTCGTCAAACCTTAAACTGTGTTCTCCATTTGCTAGACCATCTAGCCACTTTTCATACTCCTTACGGTCTGAATGTGGTGCGAGCGCACAATGGCAATTTGGATGCCTAGGTGGAGCATTCTCGCCAATCTCCATGTCCTTTAGTTTGAAGATCTGCTTATCCAATTCTTTACAAAGTGGACATACATCTTTTAAGCCACATGCAACATATTCATATTCATCGATTCCGTTTGCTTCATAAGACTCAGCCTGGGCCTGTATGCGTACTCTAGTTAGCTCTGTACGCAGTAAACGCTCGGCCTGGTACCTTGTTACGTCAAAGCTCTTTCGCACCTTAGGAATAAATTCTCTAGGGTTTCTGCCTTGAATCAAAGCTGTTGACAGTATTCCATAAAGGTCATTTTTCAATAGGTCCTGTTGTGACCAGATTCGTTCTGAAAATGTGGCATTTTTAAAACTTGAGTTTGCGATTGTCTTTGCAGTTTTAGCATTATCAATAATCGTATCACCTAGGATTCCTGCGTTTCGTTGAATCTGTTCAAGTGCAGCACCTTCTAATTTTTCCTTTGTGAAGGAAACAAGTTCATCACTGCCAGTGGTAAGTTCTAAGCCTATGTTTGCTTTTAAAAGTTCAAGTCGATTGACTTTCATGGCCAGATTATAAAGTCTCATCTGTTCATTGGCTTCTTTTGAGAAGTCTTTTTCTTTAACGTACTTCTTAGCTTTTTTCTTGTATTCCTTTATGTCGATATCAGATGCCTTGCGCTTAGCTTCAGCCATTGACATACCCTCTTTGTTTGAATATCGAACGAAGAAGGACTCAATTTCTTTGTTGATCTGAGTAAGCATCGTACTGTAAATGTCCTGGATCTCCTGAATGTACTCGGCTTCATCTTTTAAATCTGCTTTCTTCCATTCACGCTCTCGCTTTCTCCAGTAGTTACTGCTTTTGCTCATCCTCTTCGTCCTCATCAATTAGCAAATCGTTTGGATCAAAGGAATCAGCACGGTCTTGCATCTGTTCTTCATTTTCTTTTTCAATTCGATCCAGTTCTTCCTTAGGATCCGGTACATAAGATAATAGAGACAACTGTGTTTCTTTTGATACGATACCTTCTGCATCTCGTGCGGTCTGTGTTTCTTCCTGTCTGTTTTTAGGAAGGTTTCTAGACATCTTGATATCCATGTCCATCCAGGCATCTTTATCTGAAACGTTTGTATTCAATGAACAGAAGATTTTATATCTCTTTCGCATTGATTTCTCAATCTTACGATCAAAGCCAAGTGCCAGGTTACTCATAGCCTGTGTTTTGTAAGCTAAGGCTACACCTGAGGTAGACTGGCCATAGTTCTCATCTGAGATATTCGCTACCATCGAGATCTGATAGATCAAACGTTCCAGACGCTGTAATAAGTTCTCTTGGGTTGCGTCTGCCGTCGGCTTGGTTAAAAACTGTACCAGGATATCCTTAGCATCATCTGTACCGTAAATATTAATCACTCGATCATCGCGAATTCTCTGTACTCCGTCTTCATCAACTTCGGCACCTAGAATAGCTAAATAGGCTTCTGCAAAGGCATCTACATCGTTGGCTTTCTCACTGATCGTATGGTTGTATTCTTCAGTTAATCCTGTGATAGGCTCATACAGACCGATACGTTCTTCGTTCATCTTGTATTCGACAACTGGGATGTATCCGTATGGGTTCTCGTAAACTTCACCAGGTACCTTCACACCCTTTTCGAATCTCTCGATACTGTTTCTAGTCAAGATCTCACCATACAGATTTCCCCATCTGTCTTTAGTCGATAGGTCACCATCGGTATCATGATATCCGTATCGCACTGCAAACAAGGCTCTGTGCTTAACCGTATCATCGTAAACCACGAACATTTCATCAGGTTTTACAACGGTCATCTTCGTTCGTCGTTCTTCATCCTGATAAAGGTATTCAAAGGCATGACCATAAATACACACATTCTTGAAAAGCTCGAAATCGTGGTCCGTAATCTCATTATCACGATCAAAGTTTTTCAAAGCCTCATTAATAGCCTCATCCTCATGTGATTTCTTGATTGGATTACCATAGGCATATCCCATGAAAGTATCCGTAATATACCGAGGGAAGTTGGCCACAAGTCGGTTATCCGGTTTCCAGGATTCCTTTTCAGGTTGCTGATAGATATTATGAAAACCTTTATACAGATTCTCTAAATAAGAATAGCGCCTAATTCGTTTTGCATGCTTTTCAATATAGGCCTTTACAATGTTCATAGACACACCATTGGCCACCATAGCTTCGTCGATTACCAGTGGATCAGGTAATACAAAGGGCTTATTTTTAACTTGACTCATAGGTACCTCGCTTTCTATTTAAAAGTCTTGATAGTAACTCTGCCCATTGCGTATTTCTCAAGCGCATAACGCATAGCATCCATCAAGTGGTTAAAGTCGTCAATTGGCTGGTTGATTGCATTTCCAAACTTATCCTTGTCAAAGGTGTAGTTCTGGATTTCTGTTGTAAAATTCACACATCTAGGGTGTATATAAATCGTTAAGCCCTGGATATACTGAATACCATGTGATATTGAGTCCTTACCTTTAACAGCAGCTTTTGCTCTCAAGCCATAGCCTCTCAATTCTGCAATTGACTTAGGTTCTTCCGAATCGCAGATAATAGATTCTTTCCCGTATCCCATTGACACGAGACGGTCGTATATCATCCGATTGGTCAGTCCCTTTTCATATAGTTCATCCCAGATGTACAAAGCCTTGTTTTTCTCATCCAGGAATCCAATAAAAAATGCAGTAGGATCATTCGTGTAACCGAAGTCCATACCGCATACTGTTTTATAGTTGACCATGTCGGTCAGTTCAAACCGGTAATCAATGTGAACATTGTCATAAACAAGTCCTTCAGTGATTCCCCAGTTTCCTAATCCTGCGACATTGTATCGTCGTGGATTGTTGATCTTCATATTTTCGAATAAGCGTTTATCCGCTTCATCAAGCCATTCGTTACAAGTGTAGTTCGTGGTCTGTGCCAGGATATCCGGATTCGAGACATCGAAAAACTTCTTTTTTAACCAGTGCCTCTCGTTCCATGGGTTGAAGCTGATTACCCATTGTTTCCATAAGTTTGGTGGAAGCTCACCACGAATGGACTCATCCAGGGTATCAAAGTCTGCCTCTGAATTGACTTCAAAGGCTTCTTCCAGCCAAGCCCAGCACAAGTAGCCGTAGTCTACTGTAATAGATGTAACCTTCAACGGATCGTCCAGTCCTCTGAAAAGGATCTTCTGTCCTGTTGGAAGGTAAGTAGCTTCTAAAGGTGACTCTTTAAAGGACCACAGACTCTCAACTTCAAGTCTTCGTGTAGCCCACTTCAAGTCCGTCCAGCATGAGTCCTTCAGGGTTCTGTATGTTTTACGGATTACAAGCAAATTCGATTTATCGTACTTCATCATCAGGTAGATCCAGCGTAATGCTGTAGTCTTTGATTTCTTTGAAGCACGTGAGCCCTTGATCACGTTATAACGTCCTTTGAAGTTCCAGAATTTCTTATATCCTCGGCCTACGACTTTGGCTATGTTGATTCGTTTCTCCTTGAATCTACTCTTCAAGGTCATCCTCTCCTTCAAAGACTGGAAGGACTACATCGGCCTGCACTTTATCTGTAAACATGCTGTATCGTTTACCAATAAGCTCCGCGGCTCTTAACCGGTCCTTTTCAGATGGGTTCTTTAAAGTGTGCTCAATGTGTGACACACCCTCACCGTCACCAACTACAAGGACTTCTTCAGCCTCTGCCTGACCTCGCATAACCTTAGTAAGGTATCGCATGACCTCTGTCACATCGGCAATATCGTCGGCTTTGATCTGTTCCATGACCTGATCAATGTATTCCTTGACCTTTGGCATGTTACGCAGTTCGTAGCCATACTTGCTAGCTGCATCACGACGACCCTTGTAGCTTGGATATGCCTTCATGACGGCTTCTACACTGTTCATATCTTTCAGGTATTCATGGACGAAGATCTTCTGTTTCTCAGTCAGTCGAACAGATCCACGTGGATGTTTTGCTTTTGGCATACGTTACCTCACTTTCCAGCTTGCTTCGGATAGACAATCAAAATAGGCTCTCAAGGTGAAAGGAAAACGAAAAAGCCCTTGATTGCCTATCCCAGGCAAGCAAAACAAAAAAGCCGAGATTTATCTCTCCCGACTTTTGTACGATACCATTATACTCTGTTGACACGCTTAGTTTCCTAAGTCTTTATTTTAAAATCCTTGAAATGAGCCGAATCACTTTGTCATAGACATTCGAGTAGCCGTACTTGTACTCAAGATGTCTGTAGGGCTCGCCGTTTACGAAGTCCTCACTGAAGGCTCTTTCGTTATCGTTGCAGACTAGCTGCAATCTTTTATAGTAGCCTTCGGCTCTAGCAAGGCACTTGATGTAGAATGCCTGTTCATCCATTAGCGCCTGTTCATCAGACAGTAGCCCATTCACAATCGTACTTTTTTCCTTGTGGTTTTCAATCTTGACCCCTTCACCGCCTAAAGGACAGTGGGGTGTCTGAATATCATTGATCTGATCCGTCAGGTCCTGTAGAAGGATTCGGATCTCTTTCAGTTTGTTTCGATAATATCGAATTGATTTTAATTCCTGCAGAATATAGACTGCATCTTCTCTTGTCATCGCTTACCTCCATGATTCTAGTAAGCATCGCTTCTATCGAAGTTCGTCCATCGATACTTAATACAGCTGTCCAGTCAGACTGAACGCAAACAGTTTAATGAGTAGTCCTGATATATTTGTGATCAGGATGTAGAAAAGGAATATCAGAAAGGCAAGTGTCAGACTGCAGACAATTGCAAGTATTATAGCTTTACTTTCTTTCATGTTACTCCTCCAGGATACGGACCTGTTCCGGTTCAACGCAGAACAGGGCTCCGTCTGGAAACTGGATGTCCATCAAAGCAAAATGCGAGCCCACGTCACTTTTGTAGCATCTTTTCCGTATGATCTCACCGGTCAGTCCGATGTAATCCCTTTTCAGTCTTCCGGTTCCTGCAACAAGTCCATGCTCATATCCAGAAGTCAGTTTAATTAGCTTTGCTTTCATGCTACCTCCTCAGGGCTTCGATGAGCCTCTTTTGTGTTACATCCTTTTCATCCAGCACCTTCAGCATATCCTCATCAATGGTTCCAGGAACTATGATCTGATAGATTGACACATTCTCTTTCTGTCCCTGTCTGTAGATTCTGGCGTTGGCCTGCTGATACAGTTCAAGGTTCCAGTTTGGTAGCGTGTACCATACGGCTATGTGACCTCCGCTTTGTAGGTTAAGTCCATGGCCAGCACTGGCTGGGTGGATCAGAAGGACATCGATATTACCATTATTCCAGTCTCGGACATCTTTTTCATCGCTCAAGGCTCTTACGTTAAGGCCCTGAACCTTTAAATGGGCCTTTATTCGTGAAAGCTCATGGCGGTAATAATAGAACACCATAACCGGATTTCCGTTAGCTGATTCAATCAGGTCATCTAAAGAATTCAGCTTTGCATCATGTATCACTTTCGTGCCTACATTGTCACCAAATTCATCCTTGATATAGATCTCTCCTGAGGTCATCTGCAGCAGCTGACCACAAAGGACTCCTGCATTCACAGCCATCAGTTCTTCATTGCTCTCAAATTCTAGCACTTTTTCACGTTTAAATGTTGTATATGCTTTCATGGCTTTTTCTGACATGCTAGCCTTGACCTTGATGTACTGAACAGGGGGAAGCTCAGCACAGTCTTTCTGATCAAGACTCATGCAGATATCACTGATTTTTTCGTATATCAGTTCTTCACAGCCATCACGCACTTTCCAGTCGTACACGACATGGCCATTCTGTCTTCCTGGCTTAAGATACCTGGCTCTGAACTCAGACAATGTTCTGCCAAGCCTTTCACCCTGATCCATAAGATAGATCTGGGCCCACAGATCAGGCACTCCCTTGGGGGCAGGAGTACCCGTTAGACCTATGAAGCGCTCAGTCAGTGGCATCATCTTACGAAGTGCCTTGAATCTTTTGGAACCTGGATTCTTGAATGTGGAAAGTTCATCGATGACAACCATGTCGAAATCGAACAGGTTCTGTTCTACAAGCCATGTCACATTCTCTTTTCCGATAAGGTAGATCTGTGCATCCACCTGTAATGCCTTCTTACGCTGTGCAGCAGTGCCTGCAACAACTGAAAACTTTATGTCCTTAGTATGAGACCACTTCTGTATCTCATCAGGCCATGTGCTCTTTATGACACGCACAGGACCTATGATCAGTATCCTCGCTACTTCGATACCTATTAATTCATTCAGTATCGTAAGTGTAGTTACTGTCTTTCCTGCACCCATGGGAAGAAGAAGACCACATCTTTCATGATCCAGGCCGAACTGGATAGCCTTCTTCTGATAGGCATGCGGCTTAAATTCGATCAAAGTGCTGCTCCGTTGGCTCGATACCGGATTCAAGCATTGCTACAAGCTCATTGACCTGTTCCTTGGTTGAGATACAGAATACCTTGATACCTCGACTTCTTATGCGTTTGGCCATCTTCTTCTGAAGTTCTCGGGGTTTGCCATGTGGCTTTTTCAGTTCAACAAAGAAAGCAAAGCCTCTGTAGAGTACGAGTCTGTCTGGTACACCGGAAAGCCCTGGACTTGTAAACTTCATCGCTAGACCGCCAATAGAGTTGATCTTATTCACAAGATAGAGTTCTACATTTGATTCTGTGATCATTGAAGCCCCTCCCTGTAATTCTTCATCATGCGTTCCTGTTTAGCCTGGATGATGTCGTTGATCTCATCATCGCTTATGCCATAGTAGTATTTCATCTGATCCATGACGATCAGTACATCAGCCATCTCTTCCACAAGGTTGGAACGTAAGCCTTTATACTCAAGCGGCTTAGTACTTTTTTCAGGATATCGGATCAGCTTTGTGATGGCCTTCTGCAGTTCAGACAGTTCTTCAACAGCTACAAGACTTTGCATCTTGATGCCGTACTGTCCTATATAGACCTTGTTTGTTTCTCGATTCATTGTTTTTACCTTCCTTTCTATGTCAGGACACAGTGGAAACGAAGAAACGGTAGTCCCAACTTTTTCTCTATATATATCATATTTACTATATATTGTTACGCGCGCGTATACATGTGTGCACGCATTATATACATTTATATATATTTATTAAGTTAACAAAATTACTGTTTCCACTGTTGCTTTACTATGAAATAGCTTTTATTTAAAACAGATTTGCCGACAACGCTCTCGAAAATCACTGTTGCCGATTTTCACGTTTACTGTTGCTACTGTTGTCATGTGATTTTTTCACCATTTTTCACAAGTTGCCGTCACTGTTGCCCACTGTTGCCAGAAGCACGTTTTTGGAAACGGTCTTGTTTCTATTCTTTACACTTGACCACGACACAATTTTTTAGGATTTCCTTCAGTTCTTTACTTGGATCCACGTTCTTAAAGTAGCCTTTTTCCCTCATGCACATCAGATTACTAAACTGTTTGAATGTGCCTAGATAACTTTCCTGAACATAGGCATCCAGGATATCCCATTCAACTTTTGTCAGACGACAGTGATTTCCAGTATAAGAACTTGCCATCCAGTCTATTCTGGCCATGGCACAGTTACCCTCGTCTCCAAATAGACATCTATTACAATCTACTTCTCCGCAAGCGCATAATGCTTGATCATCCTTTCCGATACAGAAGGAATCATAGTCCTCAATTTTCTTAATCTGTTCGAGATAATGTTCTAAGTTTGTCTCCTTAGTCATAACAAATTTCTTCTTTTTCATTTTCACTCTCCTGTATTCTTCTGTAAATTTCTGACTCAATACTACACACGTTCAGTTCCTTGTCTTCACGTGTCTGTTCTCTAGTTGTATGCCATAAAGACACCATCAGTTTTTCCAGCTTTCTAAGTGCATCCTTGCTTTCAACCGTCACATGCAGCTTGATACCTGCATCTATAAATTCTCTGTTCATTTAGTTTCCTCAAACCCATCATAGGCACTTGCATACATACATCTGTACGCTAATAGATCCTTATTTCTTTGTTCCAGTTCATACATCAACTGTTCATTCTGGTATTCCAGACTGTTGATCCTTTCGGACACTATTATTGAATACATTACTAAGCTCACAAAGCCTCCCGTAAAAAAGCCAACTATAAGATAGATCATCAAATCACCTCACAATTTCTTAATATTTTATTAATAGCTACATCTGCAGGAACATTTCTAAAAAATCCTCGTTTCTTCATGTCTGATAAAGCCGCATACCTGCTAATCGACTTATTGCCAGGTTCTCCCTTAAAGGCACATAATATATAGAATTCCTTCCAAGTTATCTTATATAATGGCCTTTCCTTTTCTCTTCTAGGCATCATAATCCATTGCTGTCGTATCATTCGAATACCTCACAGTTCATAAGTATATCTTTAATTGTTGCAGTACCAGGGACTCCTTTAAAAAAGCCTTGTTTCTTTAAATCTCTTAACAAATTAATATCTTTGAGTCTAGAATCCTCAGAGTGTATCTTCAACATCTCATATTCACTAGAAGTTAATTTATATTTTGAGTCTGTTTGTCGTGTCATTCGATCACCTCACAATTTAGCAATATTTCACCAATCTGCTTTTCTATATTCACATCTCTAAAATGTCCTTGCTTTTTCAGCCTCATCAAATGATCAAAACATTTAAAATACCACTCATGAATTTCTTTATCTTCGTTCAATAAATCATATTCAAACCGTGTTAGATGATACATAGCTTTTCTTTCTGAATCTAGCCAGCCAAGCTCTTCCATCTGCTTGTAAATAGCATTCATTGGTTTTCCGTCAATGTTATACACATAATTTGCCAATTCAGTTACACGAACCATTCCATGTAAGAATCTCACATATAACACATCTCTACCATCACATATTGTTTTTTCATAAAGCAGCGTTTCACCTTCTCGATAAACTCCGTCACACTTTCTGAAGCCTAGCTCAGCGAACATCTGTTCTGCGCTCATTTTACATTCTTTGCTTTTATACTGTTTCAATTCTTCCAGCCACGCTGCAAGCTGCTTATAGTCTTCTCTACCACGATCACCCAGGCACTGATTTTCAGATGATTCTTTGGCAATACTAATTGCTTCATCTAATGTCATTTTCTTTCTTGCTCCTTTAGACATACAGTCTTTTGCCATGATAATTGAAGTAACGTCCTTTTCTAGTAAAACAGCATTGTTTAAGTTCATACTGCATAGTGCCTTTATAGAACACCTTAACAAAAATACCATAGTCCCTTGTGACCGTTACATTGTCATTTAATACAATTGGCACTTTCTTTTTATATTCAGCCACACAATTACCACACAAGGCATGAGATTCATGCGATTCATAAATTAAATCATATTCACCAAGTTTAGCCCCACATTTTTTACAATATAAAATTGCATGTCTATGATTTTCACATACATCGAATTTTCTTTTTGCTTTTGTTAATCTATTAATGATTTCTTGACAAGTCATTTTGATTCTCCTTATAAGGTTCAGGCAATTCCATCCAAGCAACAACTTTAAATTTGCTTAATGTAGTTTTCTTTTCTATCGACCATTTGCCATCAGTTGTATGTGATGATTTAACAGTTCTTATACCATCTTCATATTCAAGAGTCACAAGCACCTCTTTTGATCGCGTTCTCCAAAGCGCATCGCTCCATTTATCTGTTCCATACAATTTAGCAAAGATGCTATCATGCTCCTCTGGTAGTCTTTCAGAAACAGGAATCCACTCAAATGAATCTGCTTCATCAACTAATTCTTTATCTGTCATTTTTTTACTCCTTTTCTTATTACGATTATTTAAATCCATTGTAGCGGCCATAATACCTAGTGATACTGCCGTACAGACAAGATCATCTAGCATTACAGATAAAGCAAATTTTTTGTTTTCATCCTGGCAAGCAGATTCAATGCCTTTGCGCATACGTGAACGAAGATATTCAAGTTTTTTATCGATTTTATCAGCATCAGAACCTCTAATGCAGTTTATTAATATTGCCCTTGGTGGGTATTTATTGTTTGTCATTTTCTATAATCTCCCCATCTTCAAAGTGATATTTCTCTAAAATATCTTCAAATTTTAGCTTAAATGGGCGTTCTGTTAAGACAATGTAATTCTCGTTTAACTCCTGCCCATCAAACAATCCAATAATTTGGCCAAAACAATCATCAAACATATACCAGTTTGTAAGAGGCAGCATTGCAAACTGTTCCCCTTCCTGTATACCTCTTTCTTCCATAAAATCTTTCAGCTTTTTAACTTCTAACATTTTCTTCTTCCCCCTTTTTTAAAGAATTGCAAGAATTATACCGATGATATTAATCACCAAAATAAATGATTTAAATAAACTCTCAAGTTCGCTTTTATCTTTTATATAACACAATATGATAAGCATTGGCGTAACAATAAGATATAAGCTAAATATAACTAGACGCATCGTTACTATAATTTGTTTCATATATCATCACCCTCATCCGAATCATCGTTGAAGATATCATCAAACACATCAGCTAAATGCCTCACAAGTTCTTCATATTCTTCTTTTGCGATATTCTCAAGTTCGTCTGTCCACATTCTAGATAACCCGTATTTCTTGTTGATCTCAATAAATTCTTCAAATGTCATTTCCTTGAGGCCTCCATAGTCTCCTTAGCCTCCACAAGTTCCTTATACTTACGCATATAAAAGTCTGACTTCTTCAGATCTTCTTCCTGACCCTTGCAGGCGGCTCTGTAGCGATACTTCCACACATTGCATAGACAGAAGGCTGCTACGATATCATCACCAAACACAAGCCTCATCTCATCAAGGCACTCTATGGCATCCTCTCTGCAGTAGTGCTTAGGATGATTGATCATGTCCACTTTGTCTCCATATGCTACTTTGTTCATTTCAATTGCCTGCTTGCAGTATTCATTTGCTTTTGTCATATCAGCAACCTTCTAATCTTTCCACAAAGTCCTTATTGATAGCCTGTTTCTTCTTTACAGCACGATCCACTTTATGAAGGATTCGATTTACTTTCTTTTCTGTTAGGTATCCAATAGGATCACCGATCATTCCATTATCAGCACCTATAAGTGCTAACTCAAATGGAGAAAAGCCATCTCCGTAGGATATGATCCTTCTTTCATACATATGACAGATCACACTTACCTTGATGTCACCAAATCTATAGAGCCACTGATTGCGTTTATACTGTTTCGTAATTTCAGTATGATCTTCTGTAAAAGTTTCAAAATCTGTGTGCAATTCAATTTCTGGATTCATTGTTTGTTCTCCTTTTCAAATAACTTCTTAATTTCAGGCCACCTCTTATCTAGCACAAGAGCGGTAGCCTCGCAGACGATAGACCATCTTAAAAGGTCGACTGTGGCAAATGGAAGGTCCTTCTTGTTGTCACTGCGGTTCTGTCCTGCAGTCTTCTGTGTTGTCATGTGAATCAGTTCATCAACTAGACTTTCCAGGCCTTCCGGGTTTCCACAGCTGTTCTGCCCCTTTTCAAGGAAATCCCACATCTTGTCTTTCATTTGTTCTTTCCTTTCTTAGCAATCGTTGTACCAAGCCTAGCAAGGGCTACACCAGTACGCGTCAGTTCCTTATCATCTGTATACAGCCTTTTTCGAGCCATATAAGCACTTTCGGCCTTGCTGACGAGAATAAGATTGTCAAGACTATAATTTGTTCTGTCTCCATCCAGGAAGGCACATTTATATCCTTCAGGGATAGGCCCATGTGCCTTTTCATAAATAAGTATGTGCTTGGCCTTCCAGTTATCCTTTTTCTTTCCTTTGTACTTGTCCGCTATCTTTACATACACATAGCCATCCTTGCTCTCAGTCTCAGTTCCAATAGGGCACCAGTTATCTGGCCTATGGCCTCTACTGAAGCTTCCAATATTACCGCCAACATTGAACATGCCTGTAGTACCCTTGTTAACTGGAACATGACCTTTTTTAAACCGGGCGTCCCAACTTGAGACGATCTTGTAGTTCTTCTTGATGGACTGTATCTGCTGACGTGTATAGTTTGTACCCCATCGTTCATTGAACATCCTCGCGATTTCATCGGTTCCTCTTCCGGGAGCGATTTCTCTTAGATATTCAATCTGTTCCATAGTGTATTTTCTACAGCTTCCAAGACATCGTCCTGGGTTGATACCACTTTTCAACTTATGATTATGCTTGTAGGCATCTATCTGCTTTTCTGTAAAGGAAGTGCCGAAGTGCTCATTTAGCATTTTAGTCACTTCACTAACTCTTCTTCCCTTAATGATACTGACCAGGTAGTCATGCTGCTCTTTACTGAGTAAATACTTAGGCATTATCCTATCTTCTTTCTGTCTTCGATTCTTAACATCTCAGGCACCTGACTAGGATCTCTGTCATCCATCGCATACTCCATTTTCAACTTCTCTGCTTTTAGCACAGTATTGGCATTGGCAATGATCATACCGGCAACACTTTCAATTGCCTGGCTTCTCTTGATCTGCTGCTTTAATGCCTCACCATGCAGATCGTCATCATTTAGACGCTCGATCTGTTCGAAGAGGATATTGTTCAAATCTGTTAGTTTATTCTCCATATTTGTTTTCCTTTCAAATTGTTGTTACTTCTTCGGTCTTAAATAGACTCTCTGTTTTCCATAGGAAGCACCACGCTGTCTTATGGATCCAGTACGCTTCCAGCCAATGTGATCCATGATAGCTTTCAGTTCTCTTTGATCTGAGTTTGAGAATCTTACTTTTACATCGTTGAAGACCTCGCACCATATCTCTAATAGACTCACACAGTCACGTTCTTCAATGCCTTCATTCTTTGGATTCTCAAGCCACTGAACACGAGCACCCACTTCCATATCCAGCCAGTTAGCAGGAAGCTTTCTATCCAGGTACTCACGAACCATGTCCTCACGCACACTTCTGTACGTGTATTCTTCCTGAGCCTGCTGAGCTTCTTTCAATAGCTCTCCGTCCAGGAATAAAGGCTCATGCTCCTTGAATCTCTGCTTTGCTTCTGCAAATATCTGATCACGTTCCTTAGGAAGCTGCGTGAATACAACTTTCGTTGCACGCTCTGGATCTGTTCCAATTGGCCAGAAACGACGGTTACCTGTGTAGTCCCTTAAGAATTCTGTGTCATTCGTGGTTCCAAAGAAAACGCACTGTCTTGGGTTGTCTGTAACCCTTCTTGCGTATGCCTTTCTGTATCGGTCGTCCCTTTTGCTTATAAACTGCTTCATGGATTCGATGTCTGCTTTTCTAGCGGCCGACAATTCAGACCATTCAACGATCCATGATCCATGCAGTGCCTCGTATCCTTCTTTTCCTGCAATCGTAGTGATTGAATCCGAGAACCAGTCACCGCCAAGGATACTGAGCATATGTGATTTACCGATACCCTGCTGACCTACGAGCACAGGCATATAGTCCATCTTGCATCCAGGTACATAGATACGGTTCACTGCAGCCGTAATTGACTTACGGGCTACAGCTCTTGTATAGGCACTGTCATGCGTTCCAAGATAGTCGATAAACAGAGTATCCAGTCTAGGCACTCCGTCCCACTCAAGACTGTCCAGGTAGTCACGTACCGGATGAAAGCTGTTCTGTTCCTGTACATAGGCTACAGCATCATCGATCTTGCCCTTGGCCACGATGTGATAGATCTTTTCAAGATAGTAGCGAAGTGAAGCATCATCTGTATCGTTCCAGGTCCTGTCAGTTGGGTTGAACTTCCACCATGGAAGACTTCCTGTCTTGACCGGCTTTTGAGCAAACAGATCATTGCCGCCGATGGAGTCCTTTAGCTTTGGATCAAGCGTCAGGATCTTGACGATGTTGTCCGTGGTCATTCTGAAGTTTCCATGTTTGTCGACATCCAGGTTTTCAAGCCAGTTTACTTCGTCTTTACTCGGTTCTACTGTCTTGGTACTCCGTTCCTGCGTCTCATCGGCAAAGTCATTCTGTATTTCATTCTGCTTGTCTTTTGCCAGCTGCTTTCTTGTAAGATCATCCTTTTGCATCATTTCAACCATGAAACCATTGGACTCACTGTCTGTGGCATCTGGCCACAGATGCAGTCTTACAAGATCGTAGGCGTTGCATAGCATCTGTCCGGTTGGATCGGTACTGTGATTACTGTAGGCATACTTGTCTTCATAGATAACAAGTCCTCCTGCAGTAGACCCCTTGGCATAAGTGTAGCGGTTCGCATCGTTATCCACAGGTACATAGTCCTCCGGAATAAACTTAGCGATTGCTTCATGTATGTTGTAAGCACGGCAGAAGGCACCAATCCATCCGGACTTCGTTAATGGATCCTCCTGCTTGCCTGTAATCTTCTTATGTAATTCAGTTTCTCTTGACGAACGTGGCCAGAAGCTCATGTCTGTCCAATCGTCTACATTTTTCAACACGATATCTGCATTGAGCAGTATGCCGTCAATCTCCTTGAAGACATAGTCTCCATCGCTTGAAGTCGATGGCCAGAACATCATACGAGCCGGCTGATAGGTCGTATCGTCAAAGATATCCATATCGATTCTTGAGGCGACCCATCTGGCCAGGAACTCGTATTCATCCGGGTTTACGTTCCTGGATAAAGGAAGGATCCATCTGAACTTTGGATGTTCTGATGTATGCTTATGTGTTGAATAAATACATCCTTTAAAGTTTGCTTTCTCATTGATCAGATCAATGAAGTTACCAGGTGCAAAGTCTGCATCCAGTGTGATACAGCTTCTGGAGATAACTGACTGATTGTTTCGTTTCCCTTCTCGTAGTTCCCCTGCAACAAAGCCTCCTACATCCTTGATTTCTGACTGCTGGTCTCTTGTCATGGATGCATACTGTGCTACGGTCTCACTTGTTCTTTTCGTAACGCTCAGTTTATCCATCAGAGCCTGCCACGACATTTCCTGGTTGTAGTACTGTCTCTGTCTTCGGTTCTTACATGTGGCAATCTTCATGCGTTATCTCCTTTCTGTCTGCTTGTTCTTATCTTTCGTTCGGTTCAGAATATTTTTCTGATCATTTCTAATTGTGTTCACAGAGTCCAGTGTCTCTGTACTGACTTTTTTGATATCCTGGAAGACCTGCATAGTTTTTTCAGATAAAACAGTATCCTGCGCAGGTTCTTCCATGGTCCGGTTCAGATGAGCCAGTGACAGAGCGATACTGTCCAGACGGTTGCAGATGCGGTCTCTGGCATTGTCTATTGCCTCGATCAGGCGGTCTACATCATCCATACTGGCTATATCGTCCTGTCTTCTCTGTTCTGCGGGTTTATTTAAATAGCAGAGTCTTTGTTCGATAGCTTTTACCGAGCGTCCCTGAAGCAGAGTACTGTACGTACTGTGTATCTGCTTTGCGTTCAGTCCGATAGAAGTAAGTTGTCTTAAAAGTTTGTCCTCTGCATCTATCCATTTAGCTGACATCGTCATTCTCCTGTCATGCACCAAGTCTAGGTGCTTCTGCGACATCCAGTCCAAACACAAGCTTCAGCATCCATATCAGAAAGCTAAAGACAAGTACCCAAAGGATGCCGACAATGATTTCTCTTTTATATTTCTTCATACTATTAATCTTTCTTGTAGTAGGTACTTGTAAATCCATCACCCACAAGGATCAGATCCGGTGCCCACTCAATAGGTTTGGCCATCACTTCTAGCAGCTTTTCAAAAGCCTCCTGTTCAATGCAGGTATTAGCTTCACATATGACCTCATCATGTACATGCATGACACAGTCAACGCCCATAAGGTCACAGCCTTTCATCGTCTCACATAGACAGTCTCGTGCAATGGCCTGAACTACATTTTCCGTAAGCTTTCCACCCCAGGTGTTAATCCAGCACCACTGACGTGTAGTCTGATTCAAGCCCATGAACTTGACCTGACCATCTTCGATACACGGCGAAACATAGGCTATCCTTCTGCCATTAGGAAGCTGGATGTACACATTGCCATGTGACTTGAACACAGCCATGTTGCGGTCAAGCTGCGTATAGCCTCCATTGATAGCCTTCTCAAACGCATGTCCTAAGGCATACCAGAAGTTAGGAATATTCGGACTGGCCTGTCTCCATTTTGTTACGATCTCCTGCTGCTGTTCCGGCTCGATTCCCATCTTGCTGGCACCAAAGGCTTCCAGTGCTGCCGTTCCGCCACCATATCCAAGTGCCAGCTCAGCAATCTTTCCTTTCTGCCTTAAATGTCCGTTTACGCCATGTTTCTCAACAGGAACACCAAACATCTGACTGGCAGACGCGCAATAGATGTCGCCTCCGTTTTTGAAGACATCCTGTCTCCACGTTGTACGTGTAAGCCATGCGATAACACGTGCTTCAATGGCACTGTAGTCGGCAATAGCAAACACAGTTCCAGGACGAGGTATGATCATTGTTCTTATCAGTGTCGAGAAGACATCGTTCATTGAGCTGTAAAGAACTTCCAGTGTTGGCCAGTCCTTCTGAGCTACCAGATTACGAGCCGTCTCCATATCATCAAAAGAATTTCTCGGGAAGTTCTGTGGCTGGATCAATCGACCGGCCCATCTACCTGTACGGCCTCCAAAGAACTGGAAGCATCCTCTGACTCTTCCATCACTGCAAGCAGAACGGATGAAGGCTTCATATTTCTTGACACTCGTCTTTCCAAGTTCCTGACGTATCTCAAGAACTCTTCTTGCATCGTCGCTTATATCCTCTTTTAAAAGGTCCTTAACGACTTCTTTTGTAATACTGTTTACTGTGATACCCTGCGTGTCAAACAACCACTGTTTCAACTGCATGACACTCTGCGGGTTATCCAGCTTTGTGATTTCCTTAGCCTCTCTTGCAAGGCTTTCGCTCAGTTCTTCATGGTAGTTCCATATAGACTGGATCAGGTCAACGGCTACCTGGATACCTCTGTCGTTGATATGCTGGTCCATGTACCAGTTCTCCCACTCGAAGTCAGGAATCTCACCCATGGCATCCAGTGTATTGTAGATAGCCTGCTCAGACTCAACATCACGTCTGTTGTACTCGATGAAGGTCTCCCACTTATCAGGTGCATGCTTAGGAAGGTTGACCGTTCTTCCGCCATTGGCCTTAGTTGGCCTGCAAGGACAGCAGAAGTACTGGATCAGGCGCTTACCGGTTGCTAGCTTGACTTTGTCCTCATCCAGTCCTAAAGCAGGACCTAAGGAAGCAAGAGCACCCGGATAGCCATGTTCTACGGCCATGATCATCGTGTCCTTCCACTGTTCAGGTGGAAGAAAGCCTTCACAGCTTAGCTTCTTGTCAAAATCCTTCGAGTACCAGTTATCCAGTACCTGCAGGTCTTTTAAATGTCTTGTCAGACAGACTCTTTCAAAGTTGGCATTATGAGCTACCTTGATAATGTTCTCATCTGTAAGTGCATTTAAAATCGATATAGGAAGATGTCCTCCATTGGCCATGTCTATCACAGTTACCGGTTCATCGTTGAAGGCGTATCCAAATAAGAGAATCCTGAAGTCAGGACTCTCTGCATACTTGTATACTCCGCTTTTTCCAAGATCTACACTTGAATAGGTTTCCAGGTCTATATGAAGAAGATTCTTATAACCAGCCATTGTCATCAGTGCCTTCTACTTCATCTGCAAAATCAGATGTACCAGAAGCACGACCGCCAAGGTAGTCACCATCCATTGTCTTCAATACATTAGACAAGCCGCAAGAGATTCCGCCTGTTCCTTTGATGTATGGGAAGAAGTTGAATGTGATCTTTCCATAGCATCCTGAATAGACTTCTGATGCAATCTGTTCCTTAGGAATAATCACCAACTGGCCACCCTGGATCTTGCATACATCCGGTGCTGTAGTCGATTTAGCACTTAACTTGTACATTCCCTTGTAGTTTGCATCTGACATTAATCTTGGATCCTGATCACAGTCGACCAATAGTCCTTTATCAGAGCCTACAGGACGGATGAAAGGTGTAGCCTTTGTCGCAAACGAGTTACCATAGTCGTTGATACCTTTCTGTCTAGCGGCATCATAGTTAGCTTTGATCGTATTCAATGTAGCCTTGTCTGACTTGTCGATCAGAATGTCCACACTGTATTTCTTGTTTGGTCCATCTGCATATGCATATGGTTCTGCCAAGTGGCAGAATGTGAATCTTACGACTCCTGTTTTTGCTTTTTGAATTGTTGACATTATAATTACCTCTACTTTCTTTCTAATGTCTACTGGACTTCATCCTGGAAGTCCTCAACTCCGGTCTTAACGATCGAAGGACGCTTGTCTGACTCTTCTACTAAAGTCGGCTTTCCTTCCGGCTTGTTGATATATGGACTGGCCAGTTCTGTGAACTTCTTCTTTCCTACGAGCTTTTCCAAATTTGTGATGGATAACAGTTCCTTTGGCTTAAGAAATTCGTCTTCCTTAAATCCTTCGTCAATTAATAGCTTTTGCACGGAATCCGCGTCCACGATCTTTCGACTGCTTCTTCCTTCAACAACTTTGTAGCCCTTGTAATGAACACCTGACAGAGCCTGGTTCAAGGCGAACTCCTCGATGTCGGCACACCATTTCTTCATCTCACTCAGTCTAGGAAGCAAGGATGCGACCTCATCATCTGTAAGAAGCATGGCATCATACAGTTTGTTCTGTTCCGCAATCGCAATGTTCATCTTGGCTCTTTCCTTACAGTTGGCTTTCACCTTGCAGAACTGACACCACTTGCCCGCTTCCTGTTCTCCCTGACCGTCCCAGGCTTTCTTGGCCGCAGGCTTGATGACATTCTCCATGTAGTCACACAAGTCGACGGTTGAGATCTCATAGGTACTGATATGATCCAGACGAGGCTGGAAGATATGCATCTTCACCTTATCGAATGCATAGTAGGCTTCATACTCATGAAGAGCTCCTGCTGCATAGATCAGCAACTGAGAGTTATGAGGTGCATATACGGGCACTCCTTTTCCATATTTAAGGTCAATAACGTGCAGTGTATTGTCGCTTACGATTATGACATCACTTGTACCAAAGCCCTCAGGAATCCATGGAGTCAGATCCAACTGAACCTCGATATCCAGTTTGGCATCCTCACATGTCTTCTTTTCTGTGTTCAGTACTTCGATAACATAGTCACGATAGGCGGTAGTACATTCATCCATTTCTCCATCCTCACATTTCACTTTCCTGCGAGGATGGCCTTCTACATAGTTACGAAGCTTCTCTTCGGCTTTGGAGTGAGCCAGTGTTCCTTCGGCTGAATAGATACTGGCTTTTTCCGTCACATGTTCTTCCAGTCTTGCCGATGGCGTACAGTGGATCCACCGGTTTGAACTGGATGCGGAAAGGACCGCATGTAAACTAGGCATGCAGTACCTCCCACAATTCCTGATGACGGTCCTTAGGAATATCTGTTAATTTCTTCTGTCCAAACTGAGCAAAGATAGCTAGAAGCTTTTCAAGTCCATGTGTCTGCTTGAACTCGGCACAGGCTCCACGTAATTCTTCAAAGCTGTGTTCTACTGTCTGAGGTTTTACTGCTTCAGCCTTTGCAGTCTCATAAACAGGTTCTTCTTGAGTTGTCCAATCTTTGGCCATCGGAATTCCATTCTCAGTTGCCTTATTCTTTTGAGATGGAACTTTTTTATTCTCTTCCCAGGCAAATGTTTCTGGTTCAGGTAATGGACCTAAAGAATCCATTCTTTTCACATCTAACTCTTTAGCTAGATCCAGGATCTTCTTGGCGTTGTCAATCTCTTCCAGATTGAACTGCATAGTTAACTGATAGTACATTTTTATTCATCCTCCTCTAAGATTGTGCTTTTGATATTCTCAGCGTGTTCAAGCATCATTTCTACAAAGTCATTTGAGAGTCCACTAACCAGTTTCTCAATACCCTTATGAGCTTCAGAAACTTTTATACCGGCTAGGTAGCAAAGTAAAGCCATCTGTTCGTCGTTGTAGTCTGCACCGATTACAATGTGACTTTCCTTATCACTATGACTGGCTATCTTTGCCATGATTGTGAACAGGGTCTTGTCCTCTGCATCTGTTGCTTTTTCAAGCAGTTCGAGTTCTTCTTTCAACTCTTTGATTCTTGTTTTTAAATCATCATTCATTTTTTCTGTTTTCCTTTCTAATGTGATATAATGTAGGAAGCTAAAGACATTTCGAATCTTAGCAGTGAGTCAGCGTTTCGTCCCGGTGACTCATTTTTTTTATGTCTTCTCGAGTCCTACAATCTGAACACCATGCGTTGTGATATAAATTTTTAATAGGAAGATATTTACAACAAGAGCAACTTAGTCGATGTTTATTATGGATACTGGCTTGACCTGGCCAGTATGCACAGTGTTCAGGTTGTAAGATTCGAGACGCTTCCACGTTATTCAT